CAGATGCAGCTAACGCTAAAGCTACGATGCAACGTGTTAGTAGAAGAATACAAAGGAAAGGTTGGTGGTGTAATATAGATTACAACATTACCCTATCGCCCAATGACCAAGGTGCGATTATTGTGTCTGACACAGTAACCTCATTAGTTGCAGAGAATAGATACTACGTACTACGTGGTAACAGACTCTACGACAAACAATTACAAACAGCTATATTCACAGCAGATGTTTGCGTAACCCGTCTAACATACATCCTAGAATGGGATGATATGCCACAGGTGATGCAGGAAACAACAGCTTACTCAGCAGCAGCAGAGTTTGTACGAGATGAATTAGAAGACGCTAGTAAGGAGCAATCCTTAAAAGAAGACGCTGGTAAATCTTTCCTAGACTTAAAGAAGCAGGAGTTAGAAGAAGGTCAATATAATATCTTTAATAACCCTAGAGTTGCAAGAGCACGTGGTGGAGTATTTCCATACGCGCGAGGTAACAAACGTTTCTACGGAGACCCTGACGTATGAGAATAGAGCAGAGTTATCCAAGTCCCGTACATGGGCGATAGGGTAATGTTGTAATCTATATTACACCACCAACCTTTCCTTTGTATTCTTCTACTAACACGTTGCATCGTAGCTTTAGCGTTAGCTGCATCTGGATGGTCTGTGTTTAGTGAGTTTACTGGGGAAGACCCAATCAACCTGAGTAACATGTTTAATGTTTCTAACTCGTTCATTGAGTTGTCTCCTGTTGTTGAATATCATTCATAAAGCCCACTAATTAAAGTGAGCTTGAGTATAATACTCTAAGACCTAAGCCTTGTATTTGAAGATAGCTGCTGCCATCTCTGCACGGTTCGGAGTTACACCGAATGCTAGGTATGAATCAATGAACCACTGTAACTCAATATCTGAGTAGTAGACTTTAGAAGTCAATGGAATTGTTTCACCTGCTAGCAATGCTTTAGGTTGTAAGAACAACGCGATACATTTCTCGTCGTCTGCTGTTACATCGTAAGCGTTACCGTTACCCGCATTAGATAGGAAGTGTGTTACACCTATATCTGCTGCTGTTGGGAAGCGGTTAGTAACTTGAATACGTACACCGTTCGCTTGTAAGATTTGACCTTTAGCGTAGTCACCGTTCATGTTAGAGAAGTCCTGATTTAACAGCTTCTCGTTACGTAGCAACGTGTAGTATTCTGCTGGGCGTACTAATACGACACCATCTGAAAGCTCTACGTCTTTCTCAGCGATATTTTGGCACATGTCTTGGATAGCACGTACTAACTTGTCTGAGTCAGCTTCATCGTTAGCTGCTGCTAACATTACAGGTGTAGCACCTTGGAAGCCTTCTGGCGCTGTACGGATAATCTCCGCATAGCCACCAACGCCACCTAACCAACCACCTAACTTGCGACCTGTTGGGTCTTGGTTAGTGATTTGTGCTGCTTTGATACCTTGTACGATAAACGCTTCATCGAAGAACTTACCAATAGTACGACCATGTTCCATACCTACTTCTTTACGCACATCTAAGTGAGCTAGGAAGTCGTCTAGTAAGAACTGATTGGTACGCGCTAATACGATGGTATCAACTTTTACGCTGATGTTATCGAAGGTAGGGCTTGAATCAGTAGGGCGTTTGCCACGACTAACTTTCTGTAGGGCTGTGTGTCCCATACGGTCGTTAGTTACTGTATCTGTACCACGTACTGATTTAAAGTTGAAGAACTGACGCATGAAAGATTCTTTCAGGATGCGATGTTCTACTTCACCACCGTATTGCTCGATGAATAAAGGATTGACTGAGCCACTATTAACTCCGCCTTGGTGTCCGTCACGTACTTGATTTGCCGCAACTGCTTGACCGATAATTGACATTTATTGTTTCTCCTAGGAAGTTATGTCTATTTGATACCACGTTGGATAGATTTCATACGTCTTGCATCTAATGCTGCAATCTCGCGTGATTCTCCGTACTGATGACCAGCTTGGGTCAGTTTATTCAGTTCCATGTTGTATTCAGATTTTGAAATTGTTTTGTCGTTAGACTTAGTGAGTTCATCACCATCTAACAGTTCTGCTTCTTGAAACTCTTGAGTACCAATTGATTCTTTGAATGCAGTTGTTAATTCTTGCACAGCTAACTTAGCGGCAAGTCCACCTTGAGCTAACAGTTTGTTAATCTCTGAGCGGTGTTCTGTAGACACGTTCTCCTTCGACCATGTAGCTAGTTCTTTCCACATTGATTCACCTGTCTGCTCTGGGTCAGATGTGATGTCTTTAAATGCTTCTTTAACTTGGTCGTAGACTTCGTTGTCTCGCTTAGTTGCTGCTTCGGTGCGTTCTGTATGAATGCCCTTAATCTGGTCGGCGATTAGTGATGCTACTGCGTCACCATGCGTTTCCTTCAATGCAACTAGAGTTTCTAAGTCCACCTTACCATCATTGGCTTTAGCGTACTCAGCTACTTCTTTCATGTTCAGACCTGCTTTTTCAACGAGTCCTGTAACTTGTCCAAGGGTTGACTTATCCACTTCCTTTTCAGGTAGTTTAGTATCCTCCGCTGGCTTTGGCGTTTCAGGTGTCTCTTTCGGCTTCTCACTAGGCGTTTGCTCCGGTGTAGCTGGTGTCTGTTCAGGTGTTTGTTCTGGTGTAGGTTCCCCACCACCACCGCCTTTCTCTCCACCCTCTTCTGGCGCAAAGTACTTACGGTTAAATCTATTGAAAATCATGTGCTGAGTTCCTGTTATTGTTGTGGAGGTTGTGGTTGTGCTGCTACTTTAGCTTGCTCTTCCATACCTACCAATTGTGCTTGTTGCTGCATACGCTGTTCACGTAACTTCTCTACGACTTTAGGGTCTTTTAGGAACTTCTTGTAATCAACACCATGTCCTGCACCTAACATCGCTATTACATCTTTAAACTCCATCCACTCTTTCACTTCATCTGGTACTTCCGCTAGAACAATCATATCCTGCATAAATGCTCGGAAGTTATCTAACTCACTGTTACGAGATAGTGACTCAAGTCCTGTAACGATAACAGGTTCAATGTCTTTAAATACTGCATCGAGGTTTCTCACCTCTCGTCTAGCTAGAGGTAGTTGTAGTTCAGTAGCAAGGCGTGTATATACACCGCCTAATGAACCTTCTAACTCTTGTGCTTGCATTCTAATCTCTTGCGCTGTTACACGTTCAGCGTCACGTGTGACTGCTGTGTTTAAGAGGAATGCTGCACCGATACGTCTGGATACTTGGTCAAACTGGTGTGATAGGAAATCAGTAACGTTAGCTACTTGTGGCTGATGTACGTATAAATCTTCTTCTCTACCATGTACGTATGCACCTGATGGAGATTCTGTTATTTCTCGTACGTCTGTCATACCTGCTGGGTTTACTAAGTTCTTCACATCTGTCATTACAGTTGTGTAGTCTACTATAGCTTCCGATAGGTTAGACAACTTATGAAAGTCACCTGAGTATAATTCTACTAAGCCTGTCCCGTAGTCTTTACCACGTGCTAAATCCCAAGTTAATGGAATCCAAGGTAGTTCGTTCTCTTTATAGACACCTACTGCTTCGTGACAATAGCAAAGGTCTTCTAACTCTTGCCATACCATGAACTTGTTCTTACCTACTCTCTGGATTCCAGTGTAGATAGAAACGCTGTCTTCGGGCATATACCCTGCTGCTTCTGCTAAAGCTGCTAATTCGTCACTTAGTCCTGATACGGATTTAGTTTCGCGTGTGATACATTTAACTAGTCGCCCACGGAGGTCACGCTTTATAATGAAGTCCCGTAGGGAGTAGTTCACCATCAAATCTTTCGTATTCTTTGGTGCGTATACTAAACTGTTACCAGTTATAATTAGTTGCTTCATAACATCGTGCATGATTATGCGCGTGTTGGAGGCGTTCATGTTGGTCATAGCGTCACGCTCTGCTTGTGCGAGAGCTGCGTCTATCTGTGCACCTTTCTTACCCGTATTCAATACTTCTTGTCGCTGTTCTTGTGTTAAGTTCATACGAAAGAATGGTCGTGAGGGTTGGAATAGTGCCATCATTATCTTGTTAGATAAGTTGGTAACTGCTTGAGCGCCTACTGATTGGTAGTCCAGTTGTAGTTCGTCATACTCCATTAAAGGGTCGTCAGGAAATACACTTGGTATTGTCCAACCTGCATAACGCTCGCAGCGGGTCATAGTCTCTTCTCGGCTATAGTCGCCTTCCAAGAACTCCCCACGTAGTACGTAATCACCAGATAGATGTTTTGCTTTCATCTCGTCAATACGCATACTATATCCTTATGTTACCTGTTGATAACTCGTCTTCATCTTCGAGGTCGTCGTCAACTTCTAGGCTAATTTGCCCTAAGCTACCGATACCCTCTCCTTCTGTCTCTGCAAATACTTCTGCTTTTCTAGCTTGTCTGTCAGCTTCTAGTGCATCTTTCTCTGCTGCTTTCTT